GACGGGTTCGCCCGCCGCCACTTCTGCTTGATCTCCGGCAGGTCCTCTTCGGGGATTCCCATCCGCAGCGCGCCCATGGCGATCAGCGCATTCTCGCCGCCGCCGTAGCCCAGGGCCAGGGTAGCCACCTTGCCGCGCTGCCGCAGATGGGCGTTCTCGCCGTGCTTCTCCACGAGCACGCCGAACATCTGCGAGGCCGTGGCGCAGTAGATGTCCTTGCCGGCCTCGAATGCATCCAGCACCCAGGTCTCGCCGGCCAGCCAGGCCACGACGCGCGCCTCGATGGCGCTGTAGTCTGCGACCGCGTACAGCTTGCCCCGCCGGGGGATGAAGGCGGTTCGGATCAGCTGGGAGAGGGTGTCCGGTACCGATCCCCAGCAGACCTTGATCATTTCGATGTCCCTGGCCTTCACGCGCTCCCGGGCGAAGGCCAGGCTGTCCAGGTGGTTCTGCGGCAGGTTCTGCGGCTGGACGATGCGCCCGGCCCAGCGGCCGGTCCGGTTCGCGCCGTAGTAGAACATCATGCCGCGCACGCGCCCGTCGTCGCACACAGCGGCCTCCAGGGCGTCGTATTTCTTGGTCGACGTTTTACTCATCAGCTGCCGGAGCTCCAGCATACGGGCCGCCTGAGGGCTGTCCACGCCGGTCTTGAGCAGTTCGGCCACGGTAGTCTTGCGGAGATCGGTGATCTCCGTCTCGTCGTCGGTCTCCAGCTCTGCGTTCAGCCACTTCATCAGCTGCTGCACGCTCTTGGGGTTGTCCAGCCCGGAGATCTCCTTCGCCTCGGCGATCATGCGCGCCTGCTCGGTCTCGCCGACCTCCAGCGCTGCTCTGACCAGATCCCGGTCGACGCCCACGCCCTCGGCATTTGCTTCGGTGGTCAGCTCCCAGAGCAGCTGCTCCCGCGCGGGCATCGGCCAGCGGCTCAGCCTGCGCTTGATCTCGCGCTCCGTCGCCACGTCCTGCATGCAGTAGGTTTTGAAGAGCTCCCACTTCTCCGGCTCGTCCTCCGGGCGCAGCCGCCAGGGCAGCGGGTGGGCCTTGTCGGGCTTCTGCGGTACGCAGAACTTGCGAATCAGCGCCGCGCCGATGCCCAGCTTGCGCTTGTCCTGTGGCAGGCCCATGGCCTCGCCGGTGGCGCCCAGGCCGGCGGTATAGCCGCAGTACAGCCCATGCGCCATCGTGCAAAACCAGTCGCCCACAGGGCGCCGGGGGAAGCCATGGCGCTCCATCCAGGTGTTGAGGCAGTAGTGTTCGAAGGCGGCGTTATACGCGTGCAGCAGCACGTCGTCCGCGCGCCACAGCGCCAGGAAGTCCTGTAGGGCCTGATATTCCCGGCCCTCGTGCTCGCCGCCGGGACGCGTCGTCAGATCCACAATCTGCGCCGGGCCGTCGTCCACAGCCCAGGCGATTAGCAGGATGTCGAAGGCGGGGGACTGAGCATATTTGTACAGCCCGGCCTTGGTCAGATCCACGTCGCTGTAGGTCTCGATGTCCACGCTTACGTGGCGGTATAAGCCCATAGCGTTACCTCCTGTCATGCTCCGTCGGCATTGTCAGCCCTCCTGTTCCACAGCTCTGCCGCCATCTTGTAGTTTGGCGCACAGACCATAACTCGATGATGGTCTACGTGATACTTGCTGCACTCAATATAGGCGTCCCAGCTCGTGAGCCAAACAAACGCAGGTGCTCCGCAAAATGGACATGGTTTCAATCTTATCTCCATAGCTACACCCCGCTCGGTCCGCGTTGATACATCCATATCATGTCCCGCTCGAACTCGGGTAGGCAGCTGATGACCAGCGTGCCGTTTTTGATGATCAGACTGACCTCCTGCCCGGTCTTTACCTTGCGAACGCGCTTTATGTACGCCCCATCCCGGAGGTGCTCGATGGAGAGCAACTCTTCCGTCGGTTGACGTTCCGGCACCTCCACGTCAATGTTCACGGCACTGGGATGGGCTCGACCGCTGTCCACGGTATCGAAGGTCACCGTGCGCCCTTTCCTGTAGTGTTTGCTTTTGCGGTTGAAATCGTTGTTGTGCCCGAAATAGGTGACGCCGTCGTCTCCACAGATGAAAATGTGACTAATGCCGTGGTTCGTCGGGTGGTGGAACTCAGTCTCGATGATGCCTTTCATGCGGATCCTCCTTTTGCGGGCGGTAAGTTGGGATTTCTTCACCGTACAGCTTCGCCAGCGCGTGGTAGATGTTCGCCATAACAACGAAAAACTGTTCTTCGTCGATGCCGGCCGGTCGGTCAATATTGGAAATTGTGGTCTTGATCTCAAACTTCGTCGGGCTGCGCCGCAGGTCACGCAGCCCCTCCAGCGCGTCGTTGAAGAGATCGTCCATGTGGCAGCCATAATATCCGCCGCGTTCTTCGTCGCTCCAGTAGGGGCAGATATCGCAGGAAACCAGCTGCTTGCATTCCTGCTCGGGGTCCTCCGGGTCCGGGTCATACCTGCATAGCTCCAGCGCCCGGATAACGTCATCCAGTTTTTGTCTGTCCATTGTATTCCCCTCCGGTCATTTCGCCGCCCTGGGAGACCGGGGCGGCGTGTATCAGAAAGTCCTCCGGTTGTCGATCAGCCCAGCGGATCGAAGTCGCCGCCGCCGCCGAAGTCGTCCTCTGCGGTGGATCGGGCCGCGCCGAGGGGTTCGCCGTCGGCCAGCTTCTGAACGTTGCACAGGCTGCACCCCACGCCCTGCTTCCCGGCGAAGTTGTAGGGGAAGAAGTCGACGCCCACGCGGCCCCAGATGCCGCTGTAGATCTCGGTGGGGTTGATGATGTCCTGAACGTTCGCGTCCACCACCCGCGGGCGGCGGTCCTGTCCGCTGCTGGCGGTAAACACCCACATGCCCTTGCACTCGGGGCCGAAGGGCGTGTAGCCGTCGGCGCGGAAGCCGTCGCCGTCCCAGATCGGCGTGGGCAGCTTGTCCACCGGCGTGCCGTCCTTGTATTTCTTGGTCTGCAGGCCGCGCTTCTTGGCGGCAGCGATGCCGGCGTCCAACAGGGCCTTGGTCGCCGTGTCGGTCTTCGGCACCAGCACGGTGACGCTGAACTTGGCCTCGTCGTCGGGCCCGGCGTTGGGGCTCTTGTAGGGCTTCATGATGTGCTCGTAGGACAGGCGGACCTTTCCGGTCACGACGTGGGACGGATTGGTGTTTGCCATGATGTTTTCCTCCTAAAAGGGTAGTTCGTCGGCGAAGTCGTCCTCCGCGGTGGTCTTGTTGGTGATGGCCGGGCGCTTGTCGCTCTCCGGGGCCAGCGTGGGCTTGCCCGGCGGCGTAGTTACGTAGTCCGCCAGCGCCTCGGCGAAGGGCTTCTTGCCCATCAGCTTCTCCAGCGCGGCGAGGGTGACGGGCTTGCGCTCGTAGAGCATTTCCTCCGGCACGCCGGCGGACCGGGCGGCGTTGAAGGCGTCGTCCTGGTTCGTCCAGGCGCGCACGCTGCGGCCCTCCACGGCCTTGAAGCCGGGGATCTCGCGGCCCTCCAGGCAGGCCCGGAGCGCGTAGTCCTGCAGATCCGAGAGCCAGCTGGCGAGCCGCTGGCCCAGGGTCAGGGCACGGGCAACCTCCTCGTTGTTGAGCTCAGGCGGCAGCTTCATGCCGAAGTCCTCCAGCGCGGTGTTCGCGCCGGCGCGGGCCCGGCAGCTGCCGCGGATGGCGCAGAAGCGGCACCAGTCGCCCTCGGCGAACTCGCCTTTACCCTTGGCCGCCAGCGCTGCGGCGGGCGCCACGACGGCGCCGGCCCAGCGCCGCAGCCCTTCGGCGGAGATCTCCCAGGTGGCGGGCTCGGCCTTGGTCCGGGGCTGGACGATGGCCATGCGCACCAGATCGATGTCGTAGATGGCCTCGTAGTCCAGCAGCGCGCCCAGCGCGTACAGCATCATCTGCGGGTTCTCCACGGCGTCCACGTCCACGCCTTTGCCGTATTTGAAGTCGACGATCTGCAGCACGTTGCCCCCGATCATGAGGCAGTCCGCGGTGCCGAAGCCCTCGGGCACGTACTCGGAGAAGTTGACCTGCACCTCCAGCGCCACGTGAGGCGGCTCCGGGAAGGCGGCGGCCAGATCCTTGAGGACTTCGAGATAGGTGTCGGTGTGCCGGTCCATCTCGTCCTGCCAGAGCTCGTCGGTCTTGAGCTTCTTCAGATCCGCCGCGTACTTCCGCGGCCCCACGCCCAGGAAGTACTTCCGGGCCTTGAGCTCTGCCACGGCGTGGGCCAGCGTGCCCTCGCGGGTGTAGACGGTATCCTGCTGCGGCGCCTCGGCGTTGATCAGCGCGGAGGGTGGGCAGTTGATCCAGCGCTTGGCGCTGCTGGGGCTCAGGATGGCATGGCTCATAGCGTCGCTCCCATCTTGCGCAGGCGCTCTGCGAAGGCCTGCAGCTTGTCGCCGGACAGGTCGCTCAGCTTCTTGATCTCGAACTCGGGGAACATGTCGGTCACGGCCTTCAGCTTTCCCTGGTCGCGCAGCTCGGCAGAAGCGCGCTGCACGGCGTCCAGGGTGACGGCTGCGCCCTTCGGCGGCTCGGGGTTGGCGGTCGGCTTGGGCTCGGGCTTGGGCGCCTCAGGCGCCTCCTGGACGGCCTGTACGGCCTCCATCGCTGGGGTGGGCTCTTGCCCGGACGGCTCCGCAGCGCGGGCTACGGCCTCATTCTGGGGCTCAGGCGAGGCCTGGGCGGCGATCTGCTGCGCAGCTTCCCGCAGCTTGCTCTGCAGCGCCTCTTTGCTCTTGCCCGGCCACAGGGTACGGCTTGCCATGAGATCGCACAGCCTGTCGAGGGCCGGGATCTCCACTCGAATCATAAACTCCACGGTTCGTTTCCTCCTTCTGTCAGTAGCGTCTTGGCATCGAATTCCACGGTGACCAGCACGCCGCCCATGACGCGGCGCAGCTTATCGTTGATTGTCCTCCAGCGCGCCAGCTTGGTCTTGCTGATCTGATGGGGCTTTCCCGGGACCTTCTCGGTCTCCATCCAGGCGCCCTCGGTGTTATTGGCCTTGCTCCAGGCCGACGTGTACTCGCGGTAGCGCCGGGCCTTTCCGTCGGGCAGGTGCACGACGTACTCCTCGCGCTCGGTCGGTTGCGGGCCGGTCTTCAGCAGGCCGAAGCCCTGCGGGTGCCAGTAGGCGCTGAACGGGATCCCACCCTCGATGTACGGCCGCAGATACCTCTTGAAGCCCTCCTCGCTCATCACTGGGCATCCCTCCGCTTGTACTGGCGCAGCAGGCTCGCCACGGCGACGGAGTGCGCGTGGGCGTCGATGGCGTCCGTCTGCTGCATCACGTCCAGTGCCTTGAGGTTGTCGCAGAAGCGCTTCAGGTCCCGGTCCCTGTCCGGTACTGCGATGCAGAGTCGCTCATCCTGGTCCTTGTAGAGGTAGAATCCTGCGTGACGCGTCAGCTCCCAGATCAGTTCGACGGGAGAGTCCCCGCTGGTCTTCGGTTCCTCCGCGGGCTCAGGATCGGGCTCCGGTTCCGGCTCCGGCTCCGCTTCCGGTTCCTCCGCGGGCTCGGGATCGGGCTCCGCTTCCGGCTCCTCCGGAGCGCTCAAAGCGTCCATGATGTCCTTTACCGCGGCGTTTACTGCGTTTTCGGGGACAGGGGTAGGGGCGAATCCGCCCGGCTGCGCGGTGCTCTCCGCCTCCGTCAGCTTCAGTTCCTTGGCGATGCGCTCCAGGGTGTCGTCGCTGAGCTCCTGTCGGCCGGCAAACCAGTTGCAGATGGACGCCGGCGAGATCTTCACCTTTCGCGCCAGCTGCGCCTGGGAGAGCCCGGACCTCTGCAGCGCTTCCTTGGCCTGCTTCTGTGTGATCATGCCTTCGCGCCTCCCTTCGTCGGGATCATGTCCAGGCGGGTGTTGTTCCGCACCTCCTCGGCGCAGATGAACGTGGCGAAGCTGTAGCCCTGCAGCTTGGCCAGGCGGTCCAGCGTCGTCGTGAGCAGGGGCCGGAATCCACAGTTCGGCTGGACGTAACGGCTGCGATCCTGGTTGGTCAGGATCTCGCGCGCCTTGTATTCGGCCATCGGCAGCACAATGGCGGTCTCGTCCTCGTAGGGCCCGGCGTGCATGTGGTAGGTGATCAGAATCTTGGTCATGGGGTTGCCGTCTCCTTTCCGTAGTACCAGTTCAGGAACGCGGTCCTGGGGATCTTGACGCGGCTGCCGATCTTGCAGACCGGGAAGCCCAGCTGGGCGGGATCCACGCGCGCCTGGACGTTGATGTTGTACGGCGCGCAGCCCAGCACCGGCGCGACGTCGCTGGGCGTGAGCATGGTCTTGCCAGACTCCTCCAGCAGCTTCAGCGCTTCGGATGCGGTCATTCGTCTCCCTCCGTTTCCGTGGTCTTGGGGTCGAAGACGATGTCCATGATGGACACGCGCTTCACCTTGGCGTGGGCCAGGGCGAGGTCGATCAGCCGGCCGGCGACTTCGTAGGGCTTGAGGCCGGTCTGTTCGGCCAGGCGGTTGACGGCGGCCAGCTGCTCGATGCGCAGGCCGTAGAATAGGGTTTTCGTTCTGTCTTTGCTCATGATGGGTAATACCTCCTTCCTTCAGCGGTTATGCGGACTTCTGGGCGGACGCCACGCCGGCAGCGTACCCGTAGATAAACTGCCGGGTGGCGTCGGGGGCCTCCATGAGTGCGCGGATCAGCTCCGCCCACACCAGCTCCTTGCGCTTGTCGTCCATGCTCTCCCTCCTCTCTGTGGGTCGTGGGTCGTTGGCCTGCCATCGTCAACAGCGGGCGGCCGGTCCCGCTGGACGCCCCGGAGGGCGTTTCGGCTCAGATCAGTTGAAATATCACGCGGGGGCAGGCATAGAAGCCGCTGAGGCGCTTGGTCGCCTTGCCGAAGCGCTCGCTGTATTCCAGCACCTTGTCCTCGTACCACGCGCCGCGCAGCAGAAACTTGCCTTCCCTGTCGTAGATGTTGATCAGGGTCCTATCGTCGATCTCGCCGCTCTTGATCAGGGCGGCCAGCCTGGTGGTGACGCCGGAATTAAGGATCATGGGTAATACCTCCTCCCCGGTCTTTGGCCCGGCCGGGAGGGCGTCGGTAGGGGTCAGGCTTCCAGGCTCTTGATGTACTCCCGGACCTCGTCGACATTGCTGAAGGTCTTGGCCTCGCCATCGTTCTCACCGTCGACACAGACAAAGAAGTCCATGGTGTCCTTGGAGCGGTGGAAGATCGTAACCTCCACGGGCTTGCCGAGGCGCCGGGTGTAGATGATGCTGGCGCACCGGGGATAGAAGGCGTCGCGCCGGTCGTGGAGATCCTGGAGCACCTCGGCGAGCTCCTTCTCATCGTCCTCGTCGGCGATGAACTCGCTCATGTACTCCATGCCCTGGATCAGGCTGCCCAGGTGGCAGTAGGTGCTCTCGATCTTGTGGGCATTGTCCTCGCCGGCCTTGTTGGCGGCGATCATCTCTTCCAGGTCGTCGAACTCGCCGGCCATGTCGGCAGAGATGCAGGCAACGAACTGCAGGGCTTTGAACTTCATCATGGGGAGTACCTCCTTAAATGTCTCTGGTGGGCTGTAATCAAGTCAATTTCGATTACAGTCGAATTATAGCACAACTACAATTGAACTGTCAATAGGTTTTTGAGAAAAAACTTGACTGTATTTGAAATGTGTGGTAAGATAGTATCGGAAAGGAGGTGACATAGTGGACACGATTGGAGAACGGGTAAGAGTGGTGCGCAAACAGCTCGGGCAAACGCAGGTTGAGTTTGGTCAGCTTCTCGGGCTTACGGGCTCCGGCGTTGCCGCGGCTGAGGCAGGAAAGAGCCGATTTACTGAGGCCGCGATCAAGCTGATCTGTCAGACCTACCACGTCAACTACCTCTGGCTGACAGAGGGGAAGGGCGAGATGCTGGAAGCGGAGACGCCCGCGGAAATGGTGGAGCGGCTGATGGCCGGGGAGTCGCCGCTGGCGATCTCGATCATGAAGGCCTTCGCGGAGCTGCCCATGGAGGAGTGGCTGAAGCTGCGGAAGCTGATCGACGAGGTCAAAGAGAATGGGCTGCCGTGACGGCAGCCCAGGTGGTCAGAGCCTGCAGTAGATCTGATTTACGACTTTGTAGATCAGCGCCAGCGCCTTCTCGCTGTGGATCCGGTTGAGGAGCTCGATGATCAGGTCACGGTATTCGGAGTTTTTCATGGGATGGCCCTCCTTTTATTGTGCTGGCGCCCGGATGAGGCGCCGCCAAAAATAAAAGGAGGGCCCGCGATGCTGGCAAATCGCAGGCCCGGTGTCGGAGGTATTACCCACTTACGACCGACAGTATGATTATATCATACTTGCCGGGGAAAGGCAAGAGAATGGAGTGTACAAAGTGCAAGAAATCCCTGCCGGAGGGCGCGCTGTTCTGCCCCTGGTGCGGGGTGAGGCAGGGCCCGCCGGTGAAGTCCAGGACCCACCGCCGGGGCAACGGCATGGGCACCGCGTACAAGCGCGGGAGCACCTGGCAGGCCGCTGTGGTGATCGGCTGGAAGATGGTGGAGGGGGCCGACGGGCAGCGACGCGCGACCCCCGTGAGGCGCACCAGGGGCGGCTTTAAGACGAAGCGCGAGGCCCTGGAGTATTGCGTCACCCTGCGGGAGAACGCCCAGGGAGGGCCGCGCAGGGCCCCACAGCTGCAGCAGTACTGGGAGACTTACGAGAACGGCAGGCTGGAAAAGCTGTCGACCTCGAAGCAGGTGGCATACCGGGGCGCCTGGGCGAAGCTGTCTGACCTGCACTGGCGTCAAATCGACCAGATCGGCGTGCACGACCTGCAGACCGTCGTGGCGCGCGTGGCGCCCAGCTACTATACGGCCCGCGACTGCCGCACCGTGCTGACCCGGCTGTTCGAGATGGGCGCCGCGGAGGGCTGGTGCTCGAAGGACCTGCCGTCCTTTATCGAGCTGCCCACGCTGGTGGAGAAGGAGCGCGAGGTCTTCTCGGACATCGAGCAAAGCTCCCTCTGGAAGCTCTACGAGGCCGGGGATCTGCGCGCGGCGATCCCGCTCTTGATGATCGGCACCGGCATGATGCCCGGAGAGATGCAGGCGCTCCGGGTGGAGCACATCGACCTGGAAGCCCGCAAGATCACCGGCGTCGGCATGAAGACCAAGGTGCGCAAGGCTTCGCCGATCTACCTGCCGAACGATGTCGTGCCCATCGTCGAGGACCTGATCGCCCACGCGCAGCCCAGCGGATACATCTGGCCGCGTAACGAAGACCGGTGGTATGCCGACTACTACGCCGCCCTGGAGGCCGCCGGCTGCCGCCGTCTGGAACCCTACTGTTGCCGGCACACCACGGCCACGCGCCTGGCGATCAGTGAGGGCATAGCGCCCCAGACGGTCCGCCGCATGATGCGCTGGAGCACGGCCCGGATGCTGGACCGGTACGCGCACCCGGACGACGCCGACGTCCTGGAGGCCGCCGACAGCCTGCAGCGCATCGGCGGAGACGACCGAATCTGTAGTCAGTAGTGTAGTCAGTAGACCGCATTTTTTCGCCACAAGGCGAAATACTTGGGTGGGTGGCCCAAAAACAAAGGAAAGCCGAAAACCCTTGAAATCACAGGGTTTTCGGCTTTTTGGCGGAGAAGGAGGGATTTGAACCCTCGCGGCAGTTATCCCACCCTACTCCCTTAGCAGGGGCCCAAAAATACCGGTAAAATCAGGCCCTCCCGCGTCTCTTGTAGGCAGTAGGTAGGCATCTTTGTCTCTACTCCTCTACCTCCGGCAGTCCCGCCAGGCTGGTCAGAAGGCTGAGGATCCCGGCCAGGACGCTGGCGCTCAGCACCATGCGCCAGTCGACCTCGCTCAGCACCATGCTGGTGCCGATGGTCGCCGCGGCGGTCTGCGCGCACGTCTTGATCGCCCGCACGCCGGCTGCGGCGATCCAGCGCTTCCAGTTACGCATGCCTTTCTCCTTCCCGAATGACACGGTTCTCGAACTTCTTGTAAGCATCGAGATACCATTCCTTCTTGTCGCCGTTGTAGGTCAGTTCGTAGTACATGCCGTCGAACAGGGTGCTGGACAGCAGGTACTTCCAGTTCTGAAGCGCCTTGGACTTCCATACCGTGAACACCTCAAACGTCGGGGTCGGGTCGGATTTGTCCAGATGCTCCCTGATGTAGTTCTCCACGATCTTGATGGCGATACTGTCCACGTAGTCATTTCCTCCTAATCAAATAGTCATTAATCTCCGTCATGCTGTCTTTCAGCTTATCCGTTGAGTTGCCGTTGGTCTCATGGGAAAGTAGCGCCAGCACGCCTCTGAGCATGATGGTGCTCTGCTCTCTCATATCCTGCATCCGGGTTTCCATGGCGTCCAGCCTGTCCTTGTCCTTCTGCAGCAGTTCGTCGTGCCGGTCTACCCGCGCTTGGAGTTTGACCACGGGAGAATCGCGCAGGCGCTTTTCTTCCCGGTGAATCTTGATAGCATCCATAATGCTCTTGTACGCGCCCAGCAACACGAGGATGACCGCCGCCGCGACAACAAGCTGCTCGAAGGTAAGAGCCTGCACCGGCATTACAATCCCCACCTTTCAGAGCACCAGACCATCCACAGCAGCATGAGAACGAAAACAATTGCAAGGCCGGTCATCGCTGAATCACCCCGTATTTCTCGGAGACCCATGCATTTTTGCCGTTGAAGTCAATCAGTAGATAGCCGTCTCGCCTTTCACCTCCGTAATTCCATACGGAACCGCACTTGCACACGCCCAGTTCGTTACCGTCTTTACGTTTGGGCGCGGTTCTGGCCCAGCATTGTCCATTGACAATGCGAACCCTGTCAGATTGCAATGCTTTCTTTGCCTTAGCCATGGCGAGCAAGGTTCCTGCGTCCGCGATACCATCTGCAGGAAGATTATGGTCATACTGAAATTCGATCAATGCAAGCTCTGTAGCGTCACCGAAATCACCGTCTGCACCCCATACGCCACAATCATAACCAACTGAAATCAAATCTTTCTGCAGCTGTACAACATTTTCACCTGTGTCACCATTCCGCAGCCCAGTCTTTTCCTGTATCTTGGCATTCCTGCCGCAGGTAACGTTCGTTGCCGCGTGGTGATTGTCGTATAGGAGGATGTCTCCAGGGCACAGCCACGTATACCCTGTCAGGTATTTTGAGTCCGTCAACACCTCAAACCCTGCCGCCTTAAACCGGCTGCGCATGTTGCCGGAGCGCGTGTCCTTCTCGATGGCCTCCAGTTTCGGCAGGCCCAGCAGATGCCCGATGGCCTTTACGTTCGCGGTTACACCCGCCGTGCAGTCTGCCTCGCAGGGAGTCACCACGTTCGCTGGCCTGTAGCCGCTTTCTTGCAGCCTCGCCCAGTAGGAGTAGCGCTGATACTGGTCGTACCCAATGGCGTTGTTCAGCGCCGCGTCGATGGCGAATTCCGCAATCATCCTGCGCACCGTAGCGTCAGGGTGCCGAAGCACGCACGTCCACGGGCGGGAGTACCAGCTCCGCAGCTGCCACTCCTGGCCTGTCTGGTCGCCAGCCTTGCCCTCATAGAGCCTGCCGTTCTCGTCCGAGCCACTGTTGGAGATGTAATGGGTGCCGGAGCTGTTGATGTACCTGTCGTAATTCGTTGCCATATCCGTGCCTCCTTACTGATAGATGGTAACGCCGTAATGGTCGGGGTCGTCAGCCAATACCGCCGGGTTGCCGCTGTGCAGGAGTGTCACATCAAACGGGTTAACGTCGCTCGTGCCGCTGCTGTCGAGCATAATACCGCCGCCGATGTACGTTCCCGTCACCAGCACCTTGATGTGCTCAAGCGTAGTTGTGATGCTCTGAAGGCGCATAACGCGGTCACTGTTGGGGTTTCCCGTGATACATACGCAATTGCGTACCACAATCTCCGCGCTGTCCTTCGCAGGGTTTGCGCTGGTTGCGGTCGAGCCGTGCCCGTAAAACGCCGTAATGTGGCTCCCGGTCATCTGGTTGATGAACGTGCAGCCGTCGAACACATACCGCCCGCGCGGGTCGAAACCAAACCCGATTGTGTTGTTGCGCCCGTACCCGGCATCGGGTATCTGAAACTCGCATATCACGTTGGTATACTCATGCACCGTATCTGCGTTGACGTTGTGCCCGTCGTCGTGGATGCAATAGCGCCCGTTCTTCACAACGATCTTGATATTTTCAACGTGTACGCTGTTGAGCACGTTTAACGGGCACCATATCTGTGAAGCAAGTACCGGGTCGGGCGCAACATCCGCAAGCTGTGCCGCCGTCGGCGTCCACTGGAGCACCACATCGCCGAGCCCAATAATGCTCGTGTTCGGTGGGACAAATGCGTTAAACGGGAAATAATTACTGGCGGATGTCCCGGCGGGAGGAGCCTGAATGCCCGCATCCTGGTACTCTTGGAAAATATCATACGCGCCGCCATAGATAAAAATCGTTTTTTGGCGCGTATTCCCCTCAAGGTTGAGCATCATTTGCGTGAAACTCGGGTTGCCGCTGTTTCCTCCGACGTAATACACCTCTTTCGCGGGTTTGCGGTCGAACGCGCAGTCAAAGAACGCATCAATATCGGCCTGGGTCATTGTCACGCCGCTTGCGCTCCCACGCGCAAAGATGATGCGCACGCCGTCAACGCCATACGCTACATCCGTCGACGCGCCGCCCGCGTAATATGTCACGCTCTGCATAACGCTCTCCGGGATGGTGTACATCGCCGTGCCCGTCATGGTCACGCGCTCCAAAAAGCGCCCGTTGCTATAGAGCACGGCATACACGCTGAGCGCGTGTGGGGTCGGGGTCGCGGTGTCTTTCGTCGCGCAATTGTTGGTAATGATGTCCCCCGGCGTAACCGGAATAATATCAGTTACCGCCGCGTATTGGTTGCCGCCAAAATTGCCCGTTGTCGCGTCGATGCTCTTCCCAATATGCCATTTGAGCGCGGCTGGGCTGTTGAGTGCCGCTATTTCCGTAAGCGCCTTCCCCAACGTCGCCGCGTCAGCCGTCTCTTTCCACGCGCTCCATACGCCGTTCACGCCGCCTCGCGCCCAGCACACGCGAAAAAACATTCGGCCTGAAGTGTCCACGCCGATCTGCACCTTCCCATTGCCATTGGATGGAACCGGCGCATATGCCAGGCTGAGAATCATGCCTGAAAACGGGTCTGTCGGAAGGTTTTTCAGCGTCGTCGCCGGGATCAATTGCCCAATCATGTATATGCGATTCAACGCACATTTGTCGATTGTGGCCTTGTTGTCATCCGGGTCAATCCACTCTGCCGGGATTCTGTTTGACAGAATCAACGCATTTGTGGTAAGGATGGTGTCGGTTTCGAGCGTGTCAATGTCGCCTTCCGCCGTTGTAACGCGCCCGGCAAGAGCCGCTGCGGCTGCATCAAGGGCCTTGATTTTCGTGCCAACCTCAATATACTGCCATTTTTCGGCATTCCATGTTTCCGCCGTCTCAATATCAACCAGCGAATAATACAGCCCGCCCTCGTGAACGCAATAATTGCCAGCCGCAAATGGATAGGGAATGTTTTCATATTCCGGCGCGATAACCGACGTTTTCAACGCCTCAATGTTTTCCCTGGCCTGTTCTCTCTGTGCTCCGGTCAGGCTCTGCGCAATGTCATAACGAACAGCCCCCTCAACGTCTGCAGCCGTTGCCGCCCTGATCCACTCGCTCCACACGCCGTCCACGCCGTTCCTGCGCCAACACACGCGGAACAGCATAATGCCGTTGATGTCCACAGCCATCTGCACTGACCCGTTCGGCGTGCTGCCCGAGCGGCTGTAGCTGTAACACATAACCGTCCCGGTGAAGCCCTCGTATGGGATATGCGCGAGTGCGTTTGCTGCCGCAGCATTGCCGATGGTATAGATTCGGTTGATCTCACAATTGTCCAGATCGTTGTTCAGAATTTTCGCCGCACGGTCGTCACTTGACGTCTTTGTAACCATCGTGACGGTTTCCCGAACAGCTCCGGCGAGTTCCGTGTTGGCTGCCGTTGCCGTCCAATGGGCCGCAGTCCATGCCTCGGTTGAAGGGATATGCTGCTTCGCACGATACAATGCGCCGTTGTAGATGCAGTATGCTCCCATTGCAACAGGGAAGGTAATATCCGCATAATTGGGCGCAAGCATCGCCAGAATTCCGCTGTAATCTGTCGGGATCTGCGCAATAGCCGCGTCAATCGCCGCTTCCGCCGCCTCCATCTGCTCTACGAGGCTCCCCACATCAAGGGCCGTTTCGCCGGACGGGTCAATAATGGTCTGCGTGCTGGAAGGCTCCACCGTCAGCACAACCTTAAGCAGCGTCGTGTGGGCAGACCCGCTGACAAGCTGCACCAGGACCGCGATTGCCCCCGGAACCGTGAACGCCGCTGCGGGAAGCAGCACGCTCACGTCGCTGCCGCTCACCGTCCCCGCGCTGGTAGGCACCGCAACCGTAGAGCCGTCAGAACGGATGACAGTGCAGGCCACCGCGCCTGTTACCGTCGCCGGTTCGCCGTTGTCGAAGACGTGTACACCCACAATCAGCGAATTCTGGTCATTCGTGAAGGCCAGCCCGCTATGCTGTACGTATACCGGCGCATGCAAGTCCTGATTATACCATTGTTCAAGCGTCGCCATTATGCCACCCCCTGCACCATAGATATGAGCGTTGCGCCCTGCGTCCAGCCGTTTTGCAGCAGCCCGGTCATCTGCGTATAGCCCACAAACGGGGTTTCCCCGTCATCGCGCACCCACGTAATACACTGCGTGTTCTCCGGGTCGCTGAACTCAACCGCAAGCTGCCCTACGTTCGTCCCGTCGGTCACGCTGATCTGGAGAATGCCCCCCGCCTCGCCGCAGAGGTCACAGGCGTGCTCAATACCGCTTGTAAGTCTAACCCTGCCCATGCTTTTCCCCTTCCCGCTGCATCTCACGCAGCCTGACCAACATCTGCATAATCTCGGCATACTTCGTGCAGAATTGCGTATAATTGCCGCCCACAAGATGCCCGAAAAGGGCATTCGCGTCCACGATAAGCGCGTCTATGATCTCACTCATGCTGCCTCCCTATCCAAGATATGTGATGGTTGTTCCGCTGATCGTCACTGTTCGCCATTGCGCGGCCTGATAAACGGGTTGCCCGTCTGACGTGAATTTCTCCACATACAGGCGATTTACATACCCATCTGCAATGATTGCGCTATTGATGTCGCAATTCTGCACGACGTTCAGGTAGTTCGCCCATAGCTGGTTTGCTATGGTCTGCCCGGATATGAGGTTGGCTATTTTCGCGTTCGTCGCCGCGAGCTGGGCCGCTATCGTCTCGCCGTCGAGAATGATCTTATCCGCGTTTATCATGACGGATGAGCCTGCTGAATTGACGGCAAGCACGATAGACGCCGCCGTGACCTGCCCGTTGTCGCCGACGGCCTGAACGATCTGTGTGATGCGCCCTGCCTCGACCGTGATCGAAGCGTCGAGCGTGTTTACCGCCGTGTCAAGGTCAGTCTTCGTCGCGCGGAGGCTGATCTGGTAGCTGTTGGCCTGTATCTCTGTGTGATACTCGGTCATCTGGCTCTGTTGCTTTGTCTGCCCGTGCGCGTTGCCCGTGCCACCGCCGCCGCCCGAATAGCCCGTTGCCTCTCTCGCCGTATCACGCTCGATATAGACGATATTGGGTATGTACGCGCCGATGGTAGGCCGTGTTGCCGTAGGGTCGAGAAGGTCAACCATAAGCCCGATGATGTCACGGGTGAAAATCTCGCCCGTGGGCCGCACCTCAACCACAACCTTGTCGCCCAGCCGAACGGGCGTGTTGGTGTAGCCGAGCCGCTGAAGATCGCTCAGTGTGCAATCGATGGTCAGCCTCGGCGCGTTGATGGTCTTCAGCGTCTCCCACGTTTTTTGCAGGAGTATTGCAGGCGACGTTATGTCCGAGTTCTGGTAATAGCCGAAGCGTGGCTCGCCGTTCCTCCCGTATAGCGCCGTCGCCGCCGGGTCTTCGAGGTAGTCATAGCCAGCCTCATGCCCCGGATGATCCCACGCGGGAGGCCAATCTTCATTCGTGAATTTGATGGGGTCGCCGTTTTCGTCGTTCGCCCCGTACCCATACAGCGCAGTACACAGTTCGGTATCGTCCCATGTGACTCCCATTTCGTCGGCATTGGATTCCAGCGACAGCCGCATTCCCCGGAATGTCCCCTCACGGCTCTTGATGGCCAGCGCCCGCGTTATCCCCGTCTGCGTCACGGTCAAAACCGGAACGATACGAACATTCCAGTTTGCCATGATCGTGTTCAATGCCTGCCAAACGCTACCGCGAGTGACATCGCCGGAGGAAGTCGGATTGACTTCTGCTGAAGCAAGATTCCACAATACCGCGTTTGAAATGACCTGCGTCACCGCAACCGATGCGGACATATCTGTCAATTCCACGTCTTCGATATGCACATCGGTCAACTCGGAGATGATAATGTGCTCGGCTGTTATCTCCTGATACTCGTCCGGGTGATACGTCCGGCACTTCCGTACCTCGAAAATCTGCCAATCGCCATCATAGTCAATAAATCCGATGCGCTGCCCACGGGAAATAACCTTGTCTGACAGATACGGGAATGTCGCCGTCAGGCTCATTTCCTGCACCGTCCATGTGGCGCTCTCCGCGTCCCCACGGACAAAAACCGGCGTGTCATCCGGCGAAAAGAACGTGAAGAGCATTATTGCCACCTCTCACGCCAGAATATCGTGCCGATTCCTGTGATCGTCTGCGTGCCGGTTTTGGGAAGCAGGAATACCGAATCAGCATAATTGTATTGGTCCATGATGCTTGCCCCGTCCACTGCCGCCGTTTGGCGATTGAGATCGATTACGAGATTGCCCGCCGGGATTGACCACCAGCTCATGCTCTCGTCGCTGCGGGAGTATTCCACCTCAAACCCATACGTTTCCGGCAGCGTATGCCGTATCTGCATGAGCGGTTCCGCACTGCCCAGCACGGTGAATGCCGTGCCGCATGCTGCGCTATGTTCTACGTCCGATGTCCAATACGGATTACCGACCGTCGTAAACGTCAGCCGCAGCCGCGACTCCCACCACTGGCGCATGGACGGTTCCGGCAGCCCAGTGCAAATACACTCCAGGTACCTCCCGTCGTTGCCGGGAAGGCGAAGGACGCCCGGTTCCGGCGTCCTTGCCCAATCCGTAATGTTCTGAAGCGCACGCTGGCGGGCCTCGATGTTTTCCGTCAAGATCGAAAATGTGATCCCGACCGTCCTTGCGCCACCTCTTATCCGCACAAACTCGGCGCCCGCTTCCACAGGCCGCTGCCGTGCGGTCACAGACAGCTTAATCGGGGAGATGCTAATATCCGCAATGCGCACAGGCGCGACGCTCTCAAGCGCTCGCCCGTTGAAATAGATCATCCTCGCCAACCGCTCCTTTCAAGCGCTCTGTAGCTGTCGGCCTGCTGCCCGGAGATCACGCGCCCGACGGTTCGCCCATCAAGGTACACATTGCCGCCCATGTCAGGCGCTCCGTCCCAGATCGCGCCGTGTAGCGCTCCATAGTCGATGCTGTTCGCCGTCTGCGCCCCGCCATGCTTAAAGTCGCGCCATATCCGCGCCTCTTCTGCCGTCAGGATGCTCTCGCCTTCATGGAGCTGGGCGAGGTAGTTGTCAAACGGCACATAGTCAAGCCCTGTCGCGTGCTCCCCGTTGATCGTCAGCGTCGGCGAAATGTTGCCCGTCATAATGCCCGCGTTGAAGTTGCCGTATTGCTGAAGGTCCGCAAGCACCTTTTTCAGCGCGTCAACCTGGGTCTGCACTTCGGGTATCTTGTCCGCAATGCCGTCCGCGATGCCCTGCACCGTCGCAGTCATCGCGTCTTTCGCCTCGCCCGACATATCCAGCGCCTCGGCGGTTTCCTGCGCTTTTTCGACGAGCTTGTCAAACTCCTTATCCGCGTCCAACCGCTGGTTGGTTAGCTCCGTGGCCAGCGCCTCGCGCTTCTGCGCCACCTCCGCGAATTGCTGGTTGAGCCTTTGCACCGCGTCCCCGTTCGCGCTGATCGTGCCGTCCGTCAACGCCCGGAGATAATCAAGGCTCTCCGTACTGCCGTCCGCAAGCGCCGCCAATACGTCGCTCGACAAGCCCAGATCACGCGCCTTTTGCAGCGTACTTTCGTACTCATTGAGGAAGTCAAGCTGAGACTGTAGCCCCTGGGCCATGCGGTCGGCGGTCGGAATGCTTTCGTTTAGCTCATAGAACTGCTTCGACAGGCTGCTTGTGTCTTTCCCCGCGCTGCTAAATTCCCCGATCTGCTTCTGGAGATCGTTCATTTTCTCCCGCGCCTGTTCTGCCGGGGTCACGACCTTGCCAAACCCGGATGCCGTCTGCGCAAGCGTCCGCGCCGTTTCGTCGCGCGTCTGTTTGTAGTACGTGTCAAGCTCTTTGAGCGCGTCTGTAAGCGCCGTCACGCCCTCTGTCGCCGCCGCCTTCTGCGCATCGGTCAGCGTCTCTGTCGCCGCTGCCGCGTCCTCGACGATGCCGGCCTGTTCTCCGATCTCCGCATTTAGCGCGGCTTCTTCGTCCGCGAGATACTGCGCCGCTGCTGCGTTGGCCTCTATTTCTTTCTCATACTCTGCTGTGGCTTTTGTGGATTCCTTTTCCGCTGCTTCAAGCTCTCTGGCCAGCTTGCTTGCCTTTGAAAGATTCTCATCGCCAAATTCAAGCGCGGCTGTTGTCCCTATAGCTGCCTCTTCCTCTGGGGTGAAGTTCGCAACCGCTTTCAGCGCGTCCAATTCACCCCGCAACCTGTCGCGCGTCGCCTTTGCCGTAATTGCCGCAAGCTCTTTCTCATACTCTGCCGCACGGCGCTGTTCGAACGCATCAACCTTGGCGTTGTGCGCTTTCCACAGTGCGATCTTGCGCTGACCATCCTGCCACGCGGTCACATACTCGGCAATAGCCTCCGCGCCGCCCTGTACCTCGCCCGTTTCGGTGTTGATGATGTCCGCGAGACCGGGAATAGTGTTGACAAGCTCCTTTGTGGTCGCCAACCATTCCTTTTGCATGGTGGTGATCTCTTCTTCGGAGTACCTGAGTTCACGCAGCCCCTGCCGCGCCTCCTCACTCTCGTTTCCCATAGCGAGGAATTGCGCCGCTTGGCTGGTGAAAAATTCTCCGCTCTTTTCGCCGCCGCTGAGACCTTTGGTAAGCGCTTCAAAGAGAATATCCCAGCCCCGCGCGCTGTTCGGGTCGAGCTGGTTTGCCGCTGCCGAAAGGCTGTCAAGCCATGCCTTCGTGCCCTCGGCGTCTTTGCCCGTCAATTCGCTCAGCTGCTCCGCATTGGCATACAGCTCTGACAGAAGCGCGTTCCACGCTTCGCCCCGGTCAAGGCTCTCATCCTCGCCCGCGATAGCCTTCGCAAAGTCGGTGAAATTCCTGCCGTTGATCTTCTTTGACGTGATCGTGCCGATGTTCGAAAGCGCACCCAGCAGGGCTTTCCAGTTGGTGACCGTCCCGCTCTTCAGGTTGCCGAGACCTTCTGTAAGCTCCTGGATGTTCCTGTTGCCTGCCGTCGGGATGCGGTTCAGCGTGGTGATCAGGTCGCTTGCATAGTCGGCGGTCTGCTGAATTTCCGCTATCTTTCGTTCCGTCTGGAGGTCGATTTCCGCAATTTCATCTAGGACGGTGGTCGGCTTCGGCTTCGTCAACTCAGACATCATGCTGTTCAGTCCGACCACGACATCGGTAACGATCGGCAAGATGCTCTTGCCGATGCTGGTTTTCAGGCTCTCAATGTTTGTTTCCAGCATCCGCAGGCTGTTGGCGTACCCATCCGACGTGCGCGAAAAGTCGCCCTGCGCGTCTGCGGTCGCTTGCATGAGATACTGATAGCGGATGAGCGTCTGCTGCCCCTGCGACATCTTGTCAAAAGCCGTCGTGATGCCTTTGGATAGCGCATACGCCTCCAGGTTTGCCACAGACATGTTGATGCCGAGTGCCTTGAGCGGCTCGGTCTCGCCGGAGATTCCGCTCTGAATCTTTTGGAACGCTGTCTCAAAATCGAGGTTGTAGAAGGACGCCATGTCAGCCGCAAGCCCCGCAAGGTCGGTGGACATCCCCACGATCTCAGGCCCGGCAAGCCCCGCGCTCTTCATCATCGCGCCGAGCGTCGATGTGAACCGCTTGGCCTGCGTCTCTGTCAAGCCAAACTGCGTGCCCGCATTCCGCGCCCACTGTTCGATCTTGTTTGCGTCCGCGCCGAAGGTAACATCGACAACGTTCTGCACCTCTTCCAGGTCTGACGCCGCGTCAATCGCCGCCGCGCCCCACTCCTTGAGCGTCTGCGCCACCTTCGCCGCGATAGCCGACGCCGTAACGGCCTTGAAGGCCCCCGCAAAATCGTCAATAATGCCGGACGCGGTGGAGCTTGATGATTGTCCGATGCCCTTGTTTGCCTCGCTGACAGCGTTGTCCCAGCGGCGGGATTCCCTCTCAATGCTGCGCGTCGTGTCTGTCAGCGAACGCTGTATGTCGCTGTTGTCGCCCTTGATCTCAAATACGACCTGCCCGTCTGCCATCAACGCTCACCGCCCTTGTTTGCCATGTCCAATAGTGTCTGCGCCAATATCCGCAGCCCGGTATTAAGCCCCTCTGCCGCTTCTCTCTCGCTCATCTTCAGCGCGAAACGCCGCTTTGCGTCCGCAAGCCATTTCCGTTCTTCTGCGTTGTATTTCGTCGGCTTCGGCATGGGTCGCGCCCGGATGCCGAGCACCTCCGTGTACTTGCTGCCCTCCGGGAGAGCGCCCAGCAGCGCCGAAAACTCCACCCAATGCACCTTGTCCCGGTATAGGTCGATGTTGTACGCCTGGCGAAACGCTGCTCTGATATAGTCCGCGTCCTGGTCAAAGTCCGTTATCCGCTGCCCGTCTCCGCCTTTTCGCGCGGGGAACAGCAGCGCCTTGACCGCCGCCAATACGGGCGCCGGGTCGCGCGGAGGCCGCCGCATAATGCACTTGAGCGCGATATATGCGCGTGCGTCCGGGATGATGTCATCCCGCTGCAATACGTCGAGCATCCGCAGCACGTTGCGGAAGTCAAGGTCAAGCCTGTACCGCTTGCCCTGGACCGTCACGCTGTCCGGGAGCCGTTCATATAGTCTCATTTTGCGCTCTTGATCTGCGCCTTGCGTATCTTTCCGGCGAGAATATCCTTGAAATACCGCCCGCAAAGGTCGATAACCGTCCCCGCGTCCCCGCCGCAGAATTTGTATAGCGTCTGCGCCTGATCTTCGCCGAAAATAGCCTGTGCAAGCGCCATAGCCGCATTATCTATCGTCTCCGGGTCGCTCGTCTGAGAGACGCTTTTAAGCGCCTCCTGCGCGTGGTTCAGGTCGCGCACCAATTCCGACGCCGGCTTGTCAACCTTCATCGTGATCGTCTCGTCGCCGTCTTTGAAACATATCTCGTCGCGCACCTGCCCGCGCCGCGCCTCAATGACGGGCGTCCTGCGAAAAATGCTCATTATTGCCCTCCTATAGCAAATATGGGGAGGGTCGCCCCTCCCCGCTGGTTGCATTACGCCGTGGTCACAGTCGGGATGCCGTTCACCCGCAGCGTGCAGGAGAACGGGACGAGATCGGTCGCCGCGCCGCCGAAGTCCACGATGTCGGTGATCGTGCAGTCGGCGATGATGGTCTCCACGAGCGTCTCATGGTCGTAGATTTCGACCTTGAGCGAAGACTTGCGATCCTGCCCGAGGCTGTACCGCAGCCCCGCGATGTAATCCTGCGCCGCGTCTCCGATCACGCGATGCCCGGAAACCGCGTACTCAGGCGCGATGCCCGTCACTTCGTTGTTCGCGCCGCCCAGCCCGCACATGTAAAACGCCTGCTGGTTCTGTTCGTTGACAGAGGGCGTGATGCTCTCGATGCCCGCGCAGAGCGGAGAATACGTCCAGACCGCCGGGGTCGCGCTGGTGGCACTCGTACCGATGCTCATCTTGATGACCCATTCGGGGTTAAGATTCGGCAATTTTCTCACCTCTCATAGTATTCTACGGATAACGCCGAAGCCATTATCCATGTGTTGTTGCCCTCCCGCCCGATGATCTGCGGGAGGGTATACGTGCGAATATCCACTATCTGCCAGCCCTCGCCCATCGGGTAAGACTTCGCGCGGGTAAGCTCATAGTGGATGTCGTTCAACGTGTGCGTCAGGGTATAGAGGTCGGGATGTTTCGCGTTGATGGTCACATCCAGCGGCACAACGGTATTTTTGTCCATGTGCGTCACTGCGGGCGTGCTTGGCCCGATCTCGCACACGATGCCGCTGCCCGTCGGGAGCGCCCCGCGCGTTGCCGTTGCGAACGGCGTCATAGCGTTGATAAGGTCGATAACGGCCTCGATCACCGCGTCTGCCACGCTTGTCTTCGTCATAGGTTCATCTCCGTTAGCCTCTGTGCCTGGCGCTGCCATTGAATGATCTTGCTTCGCTTCGCGTACTCAGCCCAGCGCCACGTCGCCTGCGGGTTGACGTCGGTGTATGCCGTCCTGATCTCCCAATACTGCCGCCGGGCATATGGCGTTTGCCATACGATCTTGCCCTCATCGAGCCGGGAATGTATCATGCTCGACGCGATCAACATTCCCGTGTCCTCTTTGCAATACTGGTTGCAGTCGTCGCGTATCTCCGCCGCAAGCAAGGGCAAGCCCTTTTTGAACGCGCCTGTGATCTTCGCCTCGACCGCGTGGCGATCGATATTGATCTTCACGCTCATACCAATCCCACCTCCCAATGATGGAAATGGTCGGTATCGTCCCGCAGCGCGTCCACGCTCATGACCGTGTATCGTGTCCCGCGAACGGTTACAAAAACGTCCCCGCCCGCTTCGTGCGCCTGTTCGAGCAGCCTGTCCCACTCCAGTTGTGGAGATGACAAGCGCCCGTCCACAAAGAGCACCGCCCGCAATTGCTGGTCGGTGTCCGTCGGCGTCTTCCTGATCTCGGCGGTCGGCTGAAGGTGTACGCGGCTGACGATGTACGTCTGCCATCGCTTGGTGCGCTGGTATGCGTCCGTCTGCAAGCACACCTCAACTGTTGCCGTGCTGCGCAGGATCCGCGCGGGGATCGGCCTCAGCATTACGGCCACCACCTGCCCTCTACGACAGGCACAGCAGGATTGAGCAGTCCTGTTTGCTCCAGGTACATCATCGCCAGGGGCGCGACGTTCCCGGCCATGCTGCCACCCGCGGAAGCCGCAGCGCCGCTTCTGCCGTGCACGCTCACCTTGCCGACGGTGAAGCCGTTGTCGGTCCCCGCGGCGAGCACCACGCTGTCCAAGCCGTTGACGGCAAAAAAGTCCGCCTGCGCGCAGATCGCTTTGCGGTAGAGCGTCTGGATCGGCTCAGGGAATTGGCCGATGCTGTTCACAGTCACCGCCCAGCGCGTCATGGCGCCCACGACGTCCTCAGCGCGGGCGCAGAGCGCCGGGAAGGAGGTCTCGTCGGCCTCCGTTCCCATGTAGACAGTGCTGTAAAAGCTGTAGCCCACGATCGCGCTCATACGCTCACCTCATCAGGACGCCTTGGCCACCACGGTGGTGTTGCCGGCAGCCACGGGCAGGCCGGAGGCCGCAACCAGCGCCACGGTGATCTTGTGGCCGTTGGTCGTGCTGATCAGGCCGTCCGCCGGCAGATCCGCCCATCCACCGGAGGTCTTCAGCGCGGTGCCGAAGGCCACGGCGGGCGCGGTGCCGGAGGCCGCCTTCCAGACCAGCTTCATGCCGGCGGGGACGGCCGCATTCGTGGTGATCACGGAGTCGCCCACAGCAACGGTGCCAGCCACGGAGGTCACGGTCAGGGACGCCAGAGTGGTGTCCATGTTCACCAGCACGCCATCGGCCTTCTGGTCCATCGTCCACATGCCATGATAGATGGAGAACATGATCTTCCAGAATTCGCCTTCCTGGTTCAGATCCGGGTCGATCACTTTGGTGATCTGAGGGCGAGCCACGGCGTCCGCCACGGGACGGGCGGAGATGATCCAATTCACCTTCGGGCCGAGATCGGTGAACGTGACACCGCCCACGGTCTGGCCGGCAGTGACGCCATCGTTCACCTTGACGACGCTGTTCATGTAGCTGGTGGGCGTACCGACCAGATACTGATCATTCAGCGCCTCGATGCGCATGGTTGCGCTCCGAATGGAGAAGTCGCGGATGTTCAGATAGCGGGTGATCTCCTTGCTCTGCTGGAGCAGGTTCTTCATCTGCGTGCCGATCTGAACATACAGCTGCTCACCTTCGCCGATCTTGTCCTGCACCTTGGCGATATCGTCCAGCAGCAGGCCCAGGATGTTGTCCTTGGTGATGCTGGCCGAGGCCTGCGCAGTGACAGAGGTCATGCCATAGCCCAGCGCCCCCTGCGCCAGCTTGGCGATACGCAGCCGGTCCACCTCGGGCACGACATGCTCGGCCAGGAACACGCGCAGGGCATTGCCGACGGTCAGGGCCATATTCGTCTCGTCCACATCATAGCGGCCGATGGCGAAGTTGCGGCCACGGTACCACTGCAGCTGCTTGGTCTCCCAGCCGAGCGTCAGGTCGCCGTCCGGGGCCTTGTAGCCGTTCATGTTGCCCAGACCGTCCATGGACATGTAGGGGATCTTGATCTCCCGGCCGCCGGTCCACTCGATGCCAGGATTGGTGTTCTCCATCCAGGCCGTGCGCGGCATGATGTAGAACTTCTCGTCCAGAATGCGGTTGAATACGGCCGCATAGTCGATGTTGTTGTTGAAAGCCATTGATTACGCTCCTCTCTGAAAATTACTTCCAGCTGTCGGAGAGCTGCTTAAAGAGCTCGTCCTCCTTGCTGGTAGGGTTCACGCCCGGGTGTCCGGGCTGGCGGGAATACTGGGGCGTGTTCCTCGCGCCGTTCCCGCTCGGCTGGGGCTGCTCCGCCTCGAAGTACTCCTCGTAGCTCTCACGGATGCCCTTCAGCTGCTCCTCGACGGGTTTCGCGCCGTCCGCGCGGTCGATCATGCCGTACACCGTCTCGAAAAACTTGGGCTTGACGCCTTCGTATTCCTTCGAGCCGCGCGCCGTCTGCATGGCTTTGTAGGCGTCGAACTCGCCGCGAAGCTGCTTATAGGCGTCGCTCTCCGTCGGGTCGGGCGCTTTCTGCGCCTTCTCCCACTCGGTTCTGGCATTGGTAAGCGCTGTTTCCTGAGCCTGAGCCGCCGCGCCCTTGGCGATGTAGCCATCGTCCAGTGCGCGCCCATACAGGCCAAAGACCTGCTCCGTCCGCTGCTCCGGCGTCAAGCCCTCATTGCTCATGATCTCATTCAGCGCTTTCCTGGTGAAGATGTTACTCATACTCCTCCTTTTTGCGGTGCGATAGAGAGATGCACCGATGCGTGTTTATCGTCCCACCGGACGAGATGGTATGAAAAAAGCAACTGTCCGGAAATTCCGGATAGTTGCTTTAATCAGCAAAATAGGCTATACTATTCGCGCAGGATAGCCCCCCCGTTCGAGTCGGGGAAGTAGAGGTTACGGGGTAGAGAAGGAAATCATACGCCCCTCGGGTTCGACTCCCGTTAAATCAGGTGATGGCCGGCCTGCTTTCTTGTGCCTTATTGTTTAATCAGCTTTTGCTTTCCTGCGCTGCTTGGGCTTGTCCGCTTTTGCGGCGTCTGCGGCCCCTGTGGGCACGTCGGCGCAGGCTTGGCCGGAGCTTCCGGCTTATCCGCCCTGGGCCACTCCAGCAGCTCCAGCGGCAGCAGCGCGCCGCAGTCCATGCAGGTGAGCACGTTGCCCGTGCATTTCAGATGTTCATGCTTGCAGCCCATATCGTACCTCCTTACCGGCATCAAAAAACCGCCCGTAGGCGGCTTCAAACAGTCAACCAGATACTACAGTGTACAGAATCTTTTCGCGAACTCATCGGAAGCCTGCTTCCCCTGAGAAAACTGAGCGATCATGAACACGCTCTCACCAGCGCCGGTATCTATCATGACTTTGTCGCAAAGACAGACTTAGGCGCATGAGCCTTGGGCGACGATTGTGCTCCCCCGAAAAACTCGTTAATCCTGTCCCGCGTCTCCGTCGGGAAGGCCACCGGGTCGTAGGTGTCCTTCTTCGGCCACGTCGCGTCCACCGGCGTATACTCCCGGCTCCGCCGCCGCGCCCGGCCGGTCTCGTCGCAGAAGGCGTCGATGTCGCTGCTGGCCTTGCTGACCTTCGCCCGCTGCGCCTGAATAGCCTCAGGATCGGCGCCCTGGGCCTTGAGCACGGCCAGATCCCGCCGCTCCTCGCGCAGCTTACGCTCCAGCGCCCGCTGCTGCTGGCTCTCGGCGTAGGCCTGTTCGTTCTCCTCCGGGTCCTGCGGCTCGCCTTTGAGCGTCGAGAAGCCGGGAATGAAGTTCATCGGGTAGTGACGGCAGTTCACACCGAACAGACCGCCGCCCCAGCGGAAGGACTCGATCTCGTCCTCGCTGTGCACGGCCACGTCCTCGCCATACAGGTCTTGGACCGTCCCGGTCCATCCGCTGCGGGAGAGCACCTTGCCCTGCCAGGGATAGCAGAGGGGGCGCGCGCCATTGTGGCTGCTGACTTGGTAGAAATCGCAGCCGTATTGCTCCGCGCGCTCGCTGATCGCCTCGCGGGCCGTGTTGAACATGGTCGTGCGGATGTCCATGGCGACGTAAGCCTCGGGGCTCCACTGCCGCCCGGCATGATCCACGAAGCCGGTCAGCCCGTTCTGGACCATCTTGCCGACTGCCTCACGCATGGCCGTATTCCAGGAGGAGACGCCCGTCACGACTTCGCCGGCGCCCACGTTCAGGATGGACTGGGACCGGGCGATCCGCGCTGTAACGTCCGCCACAGTGGCCTGGTAGGCCGCCTGCGTGGACTCCAACATCACGGTGTTGACCAGGTTGAGTTTATCTGCAGACTGCCTGTAGTAGGCTTGGAAGGCCTGCATCTGGTTCGGCGTGACCTCGTCCGGGAGCATGCCTGTGCCCTGAAGAAGCCCCTTCTGCGCCGCCTTCCGCAGCTTCGGCTCCTCGCCCTTCAGCGCATCCATGATTGCGGCCTCAAGGGAGGCCCGGAGAGCCTCGTCAGCGCTGCCCAGGCTCTGCATGATGATGTCCACCGACTCCCGGTTTACCTGCCCCATCTGGGCCAGCAGGCGCGCCTGGTAGTCGAAAGAGCCGCGGATCTGATCCGCGTTTTTGATGTAAGGGAAGTGCCGGGCGAGATTGACCAGGAGGCGATCTGTCACAGAGCCATAGACCTCAGCCATCGCCCAGCTCATATCGTCCAGAAACGACGGCCTCATGTCCTATCACTCCATCCCGCCAAACAGCCGCGTCACTTCCACCGAGCTGGTGGGCGTCTCCGCGGCGATCTGCTTGAGCTCTGTGTCAGCCTGCTCCGCCGTGTAGCCCAGCGTGTCCATCATGAATTTCTTTTTGCTCATGAGCGAAGCGCCTACCAGCATCACGCCCTGGTTGATCTCGGCGTTCTTGTCCTGGATGATCGAATCGTCGAACGTAACGGCCACGTCGTAGCCGCCAGCGACCAGCTGCGCCACCGGCTTGCCCTCCCAGGTGAGCCCGTAGCGCACAGCCAGGTCAATGATCGCGTGCACCATGTCGATCAGCGCGTCCCGGACGTTGTTCTCGTGGGCCTTGACGGTGCCGTAGGTCTTGCTGTTCTCGCTGATGACCTCCGTGGCCGTCTTCATGCCCTTCTGCTGGTCGAAGGCCAGCGTGCCAGGGTCGAAGCCCACCTGGTTGCAGAGGATCGCCATCTCACCGTTGATGCCGGTGATATGCTGATCCACGCGCAGCTCCACGGAGTTGTCGTAGATCTTCAGGTCCTCAGGGTTGTCCGTCGACAGCGCTTCCCAGACCTCGTCGTCCGCGTCGAAGTAGCGCTGCGGCGCGCCGTTGTTCACGCTCGCGGACAGGCGCATCGCCCGCGTCGGGGCGATGATCCTCTTCTTGCCCAGGACGAATTCACGCTGCAGGCTGTCGAACATGATGTCCAGGCCGTGCAGCGTGCCCAGCGCCGGCGCGTAGATCGACATGCCCATGGGGCTGTTGTCGTCCGCGTAGTTCGCGCCGAAGGGCTTGAAATACTGGAAATAGGCCGTGTCCACGTCCTCGATGGTCGTGTCCGGAGAGAGGAGCGGGTAGATCTCGTTCAACGGATACCACCAGCCCAGGATGCTCTGCGGTTCCTCGGTCTCCTTGATCGGCATGCGGTAGAGATCGTTCGTCACCCGGTATGTGCGGCCGTCCCAGTGATGCCACTCCACGACGGTATAGTAATAACCGTCCCGCGCCTCGCGGCTGAGGAAGATCCCGCTCTTCACGCGGGCGTTGTCCCAGGCCGTCGGCACGAACTGGCTGGCCATCGTATAGCCCAGCCGGACCTTGCCCTCGCCGAGGTCGTTGCCCTCTTCGTCCTTCGGCACCTCGACCCATTCGCGGATCGCGCCGCCGCCCAGCGCCATGCTCTTCTCCAGCAGGTCGCCGAAGGCCACGCCGAAGCGGTTCTCCCTCAGGACCTCCTGCAGAAATTCGTCCAGCGGGTCCGGCTCCTTGCTGGCCGGATCGTGGGAAGCACTGCTGGCCGTGATCGCGCAACGCTCATTCCACACGTACCGTGCCATCTGGCTGCAGGCCATCTTACCTGCGTTCATGGTGGCCATGGTGCGCGTCTTGCCCTTCGGATTGTTCAGCGTCTTCATCGGCACCTTGTGCCAGGCCTTGTAGAAGCCCTTGTAGATCGCCAGCCAGGGGAGGATGTACAGCGTGTAGTACTCCCGGAAAGCGGGCACGCCGTCCAGCTCAAAAACGTCTTTCTTGAAAAGCTCCGCGCTCTCCGCCACCCTGTTCACCCCGTTTCTGATCCTGTCGCGGATTCTGTCTATCAGTTTCATCGGCTCACCGCCTTATAAGCCCCAGAGGCCGTAGGCCTTGGCGAAATGGTTGTAAGCGTAGCGCGCCTCGTCCATGCTGTGGTTGTACGCGTCCACGGGTTCGCCGCGCTCATTGACGCAGTAGAGCCCGGCCTCCTTGACAAAGGCCTCTGTGCCGAAGCGCTCGTCCTCGACGAGGTAGAAGCGCCCGTCGCTGATCCCGCTCTGCAGCATCTCGATGCCGACCTTGAGGCCCTTCGACGCGCCACGCACGTCGTGGCCGTTGTTATCCGCGCCGTTGGTCATGACGCCCAGCTTCTCGATCTCAAGCCTGAGCGCCTTGCAGGCCGGATCGATATAGACCGCGTTCTCCCGCATCCGAAACTTCTGCCGCATGTAGGGAAGGAAGTCGCCCACGATCTGCCGCGCCTGGTCGCTCATGGCCATCTGGCCGCCGTCATAGCGCCAGTTCCCACAGCGGTACAGCCGGTATTCCTTCGGCCCCGGCGCATAGCGCTCGCCCAGGTAGCCGGCGATGTAGAAGCCGATGCTGGTCGCGTCCGTCGTGCCGCCGTCACCGGCGACGAAGGCTTCGACCGCGTTGAACTCGTCCGGGATGCGGTCCACGATGTGCTTGCCCGGATCGAACATCCAGTAGATCACGCCCTCGGGGATCGTCCGCTCGCCCAGCCAGTCGCGCTTATACAGAAATGGTGACTTGCGGCAGGCCGTCTCGATCTCATGAAGACGCTGCGGCGTCAGGACCGGGTTGTCCTGGCAGGTCCAATGCAGGAAGCGACAGTCCTGCACCTGCAGGACGTTTTTAATACAGGGGTCCGCGGGCGCGGGCGGGTTGAGATCCGCGATGTGCCAGCGGTCCCGCGCCGCGTAGGTCCGGCGCAGGCATTCCTGGACCATCGTCTCGTGCAGCAGATTGATCTCGCAGAAATAGACGCTGCCCAGACTCATGCCGGTGATCGCCTTGTGGCTGTCCGCCTTGCCGCCGCCCTTCCAGTAGACCTTGCGCTCGCCGTCCGGCAACTTGACCAGCAGGTGCGCGCCGCTGTCGTCGTGGCTCACCCGGCAGCTGCCGGCGAAGATGTGCAAGAGCCCCATGCCGTCGCCCTCCATGATGAGCCGGTAGGCCTGCTCTGCGCTGTACGCGGTGACCAGGTGGTTCGCGTCTCGGCTGCGGATCAGGTGCCGGGCGAAGCGCATCGTCCCCGCGGTCGTCTTGCCGGATCGCGGCGTGCCTTCATTCCAGTCCAGCACGTGATCAAACGGCGCCATGATAAGATCGCGCTGCTTCGCGCCCCATTCGATCATGACTGCGCCCTCCGCTCCAGATCCAGGAGGGACTGCAGCAGCGCATTCGGCCGCTCTGCCGCCTCAGCTTCCCGGCGCTCGCGCCAGACATCAGGCTTACGGTTCGCCAGCCAGAACTTCTGCGCGTTGACGTTCGCCGGAACGTGCACTTCATCGACCCCGGTCTCCAGCGTCTCCCATTCGCGCACCTTGTGGCCAAGATCGTCATACTCCACGTGTCGGAGCTTGAAGGTCTTGTGCACTTTCGCCGTATACCCCAGGCAGAGATCGTGCATGGCGTTCTCGACTTCCACGTCATAGGGCTCGCGGCCACGCGCCAAAGCGTCCGAAATGTCCGGGAAATCCACTTTCCAGGCCTGCAAGGTGGAGCGGCTCACACCGACCTTTTTTGCGATCTGCTCGTTGGAGAGCCCGTCCCGGGCCCAGGCCCGAAGCAGCAACAGGCCGTCGGGCGTCAGCCATTTCTGAAACTTGCCCGTCGCCATGCCGCCGCCTCCCTTCGGGCAATAAACCCCACGTATCGAAAATAGCCCGCCTTGAATCCCACTACGCGCGAAAGACACCAAAAAACGCGCCGAGACAGGCGGGCACGCCGCCGGAGTGGAGGTATTAAGGCCGCGCCGCCCTTATAGGGCATAGGAAAAGCGGATAGACATCTGGCCTATCCGCTTCCGGGCATTATAATAATATCACAGGCAAAACATGAAGTTCAATGGTCTACCGCTGGAATTCTGCCGGGACTCTGACCTTTTTCAGCGCCCGGCCATGCAGCTCATAAACCCATCGCACATCACGCAGACCGATACGCTCGGCCACCTGCTCCCATGTGTACCCATCCAGATAATACAGCTCCAGCACCTCTCGCAGCCGTGCCTCCTCCACCTGATCGATGGCGTCCATGGCCGCCTGCTTCTGCCGTACCATCTCCCTGATCCTGGCGTTGACGCGCTTCTCCAGCTCGATCACCCGGTCAGCCGTCTCCGTCCAGTCCACAGCCCCGCCCCGGGGCATACCGGTGAGATTGGACATGCGGCCAGTCTCCAGCCTCGCGCGCATCCGCTTCAGCCTCTCCATGGCCTCGTCGATGCGTCGATCCGCAGTCCGCGCCAGCTGTAAAAATGCTTTTGCGGTCACGTGCTCTCCTCCTGCTGGTCCTCCCACAGCATCGTGCCAACCTCATGCGCCTGTTCCCACGGATAGATGTTCACGCACCCGCAGTCGTCGCACAAGATCTTGCGTTTGGTATACTCCACCCCGTAAAGGTGACCGGAGCCGCCGCACCTGCCACACACAAAATACGGCGTACCGCCGGGCGTCAAAAAATCTCCGGTCACCTTCACCCATCTGCTGATAACAATCGGCTGTTGCAGGCACCTCGTCGCGTCCACAATCAGCTCTCTGAGCTGCCTGATCCCGATGCCGTTGACATAGCACTGGGTCCCGTCCAAACCACACGCCACAGCGTGCAGGTCGTTCAGCCTCTTGATGATCTCTTCCCTGGTCATTCCCTCACCACCCTCTCTATTCTCGCCCTCAGCGCCTCCACCAGGACCTCCTGCGTGCCCGCCTTGCCCTCCAGCGCCTTGGCCACGTCCTCGTCCACACCGCCGCGTACAAGCAGCCTGTGGACCACCACGGGCCTCTCCTGGCCCTGCCGGTGCAGCCGGGCGTTCGCCTGCTGATACAGCTCCAGGCTCCACGTCAGCGTGTACCAGATCACGTCACAGCCGCCCTGCTGCAGGTTCAGCCCGTAGGCGCAGCTGGCAGGGTGGGCCAGCAGCACATCGACCTCGCCATGGTTCCAGGCGTCGGCGTCCTCAGCGGACTCCAGAACACGGAAGCGCTTGCCCCGACACGTGGCCCTCAGGCCATCCAGCTCATGCCGGTAGCCGTAGAACAGCAGCACAGGCGCCCGTATGGCCTCCAGAAGCTCCTGCAGCGCCTCCAGCTTCGCGTCGTGCACCCGATGCGCTGCGCCGGTCTCGTCGTACACACAGCCGCCACACAGCTGCAGCAGCTTCCCGGTCAGCGCCGCCGCGGTCGTGGCGCTGATCTCCTCGTCGTCGCCCAGGCTCAACACCATCTCCCGCTCCATCTGTTGATAGGCCTTCCTGGCAACCGCGCCCAGCTCCACGGGAACGTCATGGGTCACCAGGGGAGGAAGCTGCAGATAGTCCGCCGCGCTCATGCTGACGCAGATGTCGCGGATCTTCGCCTGCACCGCCTCGAAGGCGCCCGGCTTCGGGGTGTACTCATGTCGCCAGGGGTTGTGATCGAAGTACCGCGCCCGATAGTGGGTGATGTACCTCCCCAGCCGCTCACCCCGATCCAGCAGGTAGATCTGTGCCCATAGGTCCTCGATCCCGTTGGGCGCCGGCGTGCCGGTCAGGATCACCATTCGGAAGATTCTCGGCAGCATCCGCTTCAGCGCCCGGAAGCGCTTCGCGGCGCTGCTCTTGAAGCTGCTGGACTCATCCACCACGACCATGTCGAAGGGCCAGCACGCGCCCCAGTTCTCCACCAGCCAGACCACGTTCTCCCGGTTGATCACCGTGATGTCCGCCGGCGCGTCGATCGCTCGGGCGCGCTGCGGCTCGGTGCCCAGCGCTGTGGAGATCCGCAGCCGATGCAGGTGGTCCCACTTGGCCGCCTCCGTCTGCCAGGTCGCCTCCGCTACCTTCTTGGGAGCGATCACCAGCACCCGGCTCACGGCCAGCCGGTCGTAGATCAGCTCGTCGATGGCGGTCATGGTGATCACACTTTTGCCGAGTCCCATATCAAGAAACAATCCCACATGGGTGTCTTCCACGATCCGCCGAATTGCGTACTCCTGATAGGGGTGCGGCTTAAACTCCATACTCCCGCCCTCCGGCCATGTGCAGCGCGCACCAGGTCAGCACGGCGCCCACGCGCTCTGGACCGTCCACGCTGCCGAATACCACGAAGCCCAGCCTGCGCAGCCGCTTCTGCGCGTAGACCTGCCGCGGCCGCTCGTGCCCTCCCGGCCGCTTCAGTTCCGCGAAGCAGACCACGCCGCCCGGCAGCAGGATCAGCCGGTCCGGCACGCCAGTAAAGCCGGGGCTCACCAGCTTCAGACACAGGCCTCCCATGTTCTTTACGCCATCGCGCAGACGGTGTTCGACTTCCCGTTCAAGCATTGTTCTTATCCTCCTTTGCTCGCCAAAACTACCAACTACCGAAATGCACGCGTCCGTATATATATATTGAAATAGACAATTTAGAGAAAAAAGATAATTCTCTATACTCTCTAATCTCTCTATTTCAATTATTTATAAGGATAGTCGGTAGTTTTGGTAGTTGGTAGTTTTGGCCTTGATTTGTCCGTAATGACGGGCTTTTTCGGCCCTCGACCTAACTACCAAAACTACCGAGTGCCCTCTAAATCGTCTATCATGAGAAGTGGTCGGTAGTTTTGGTAGTTTCGGTAGCACGGTAGTTTTGGTAGTTTTGGCCCGAGTCGGTAGTTTTGGCTTCCGCGCCTTGGTAGTCGCGTCCGAACACCTTTTGACTGCCATATATGGTGGGCCTGGGCCCCAGCTCCGCCCATCCATCCAGCTTGCGCAGAACGTTCATGATGCGCACCGATGACCGCCGGTCGAGGCTTGCCCGGTCCTTCTGAAAAAGCTCATACCATATCTCCACGACGCAGATCTTCTGGCGCTCTGCCAGCTCCCCGGCGCTCTGCTGCCCGAATTCGTTGGCCCACCACAGCCGCCGGTCGTCCGGCTTCCGCGCGTCCCAGTCGGGGGGCACCCGGCGGTTCACGAACTCGCCGATGACGCCGGCCCACGGGTCGTCCATGACGGCGCTCTCCTGGGCCTCCACCGCCTGATCGTACAGCTCCGCGCCCAGCGTCAGCGGCTCGCCCGCGCGCCACAGCGCCACGGCCTCAGCCCACACCTGATCCCGGTCGCGCCGCAGCGCCGCCAGATCGTCCCCGCGCGCCTCCGCCGTGGCGTGGCAGCGCACGATCCACCAGCGCCGGTTCCCGGTCGTATCGGTCAGGAAGTCCGGCGCGTTGGTCGTGGCCACGAATGCGCAGCGCCTCAGATGGGGCGTCGTCCGGCGTTCGAAGGGTACGCGATAGATATCGTCCCGGCGCGTAATGAACTGCTTCACAGCGCTGGCCTCATATTTGTTGCTGAATCGGTCTACCTCTGGGATCTCAACGATCCACACCGCGCGCAGCTGCTCCGAGGCCTCCTTCCCGGTGAACGTCTGGATGTTGTCGTTGTACCAGTCGCCGCCCAGGATGTCCGCGAAGAGGCTCTTCCCGGTGCCCTGGGCGCCGATCAGCGTCAGCACGCTGTCGAACTTGCAGCCCGGTTCCATCCCTCTCGCTACGCACCCGGTCAGGAACTTCCGCGTCACCGCACGGGTGTAGGGCGTATCCTCCGCGCGGAAGTGCCGGATCAGCAGCGTGTCCACACGAGAAACACCATCCCACTCCAGGCCCTCCAGGTATTCGCGCAGCGCGTCGCGCCGCCGCTTGTCCATGGCCGTGTCCACAGCCATTTTGATCCGCCTGAGGTCCTTCACGCCATAGGCTGCCTCGATGTACCAGGCGGCGCCGTTGTCGTCCGCATCGGTCCACGGCCGGCGCTCCTCCCGCGGATCCCAGGGCAGCTTTCCGTAGACGCAGCTTTGCCCCAGGAACTCGTCGTTCCCGAAGGCCTGCAGCGCCGGGTCGTTGTCGAAGATCAGCTTCAGGTTCACCAGCGTGCCCTTCACCTCGCCGCGGGCGTCCAGCGCCAGCTCCAGGCGCCAGTCACCGTCAGGCGGAGCCGTGCCGAAGTCCTCGCTGATCCGCGCCCGTGCCTCGTCCAGCAGGCCGCGCTTGATCTCATCCAGCTGCATGGCGCGCTCCTGCATGGCCTTGTAGCTGGGCAGTCGGTTCGTGGGCGTGCCGGGCTGCGCTGCCTCATCCTGGTCGCCGAACAGGTGCAGCCGGGCGAGGTCCCAGGCGTTCACCAGGTGGCCGCTGCAGGGGTCGGTGGCGTGGTGGCTGTACAGCCATTTGCCCTCATACACGATCGCGCCGCCTGCGGTGCTGCCGCCGGTGTACGTGTATCGGTTCGGATCCGCCGTGGGCTCATAGGCGCCGGGAATCAGCTCGTCCATCACGCGATGGATGTCGAACGCCCGGCAGAATACGCCCACCAGTCCGGTCTTCTCCGTAGGATCGGCCTGCCTGCTGGCCGCGTCTTTGAGCTCCGCGGCTTGCCCCGGCACCTGTGGCCATGATGCGATGTCATGCCAGTCCCGATAGCTGCGCAGCACGTCATCCGCGCACAGGAAGGGCGCGTCGTTGAAGTCCCACACGAACTCACTGTCGGCTGATGCACTGGGCCAGTACATCAGCCGGAAGCTCTGGAACGTCGTCGGGTCGCAGCACTCGATGCCCAGCCATTCACCCACGCGCCGGGCGATGGGCTCATACTCCTCGGCGGTGACGGTCCTGTCCAGTGGCAGGATTACGCGCAGCCGAGGCTTGCCCGCGTCGTGCTTGCGGGTGGAGTAGACGCAGGACGCGCATCCCAGGCCGCTCACGGAGGCCAGCACAGCCTCTGTCTGCCCTTTAGGGATGGCGTCCAGGTCCAGCGTCACCAGGTCGCGGCC